CATCAGGAAGAGCATTAATCATGGCTATCAAACTTGCTGTTGAATGAGACATAGCCTCAAGTAGTGCATTTTCAATAGTCCCAACCCGTGGGGAGAACTCTGGCAGAGCAATCTGCGCATATTCAACGGCGTCGTTGTATACGGTCTCTGTAGTTTTATTATTGATTGTTAGATCAATATATTGGGCAAAGTTTGGTGAAGCCATTATCGGTTTATCCGTTCAAATTTGATTGATAAATTAGATGTTCCTGTATTATCTGTAACAACATTTACATCGGTTACTAATATTTCTGGAATTAATTTACCAATTTCTTGACCAACTTTTCCTGTTTGCCTTAGATCAAAAGTTGGGTCATTCGTCCCATAGAAGGTTGATATTGGTAGGGAATTTGGCTCAATCTGTATTGCGTACCCAATTAGCGTTGCATAATATTCGTCCGACCCATCTTCAATGGTTTCCATTTGAAAAGAGGTTTGTGAAAACCGCAACGGCAAACGAATAGTGTTCATAATGAGCCCACAATCACACCTTCATCAAGCGAATCATTCAATAGTACAACAAGAACGCGTGTCCCAATCGCGGGCAAGGTGAGTGTCTGGCTGTAAACACCAGAGATGTCTGTTGTTGTGGCAGACAGGGAAACACCTGTTACGACCGAAACCCCGGGATCTGCTGTCCCATTTGAAACAGTCAAGGTTTGCTTCACTGGTGTCGCCACAGGGAAAGTGAATGAAGCCATAAACTTGTACGGACCAAGTTGGGCATCAGAATTCAATGCCGCTATTTTGACAAACCCAGTCCGCGTAGAATCGTTTTTTGCTGTAAGGACACCTAAATGTATTGAAGAAAAAGAAGCGTTGACTCCTGCTGCTGAATCCACCCTGTCCATTCCATCTATGGAATCGCCGCCAATTCTCATGTTCATGCTTTTAGCCTCCACCAATCACTGTCGTCTCAGATACCTTTTGGTCAATCTTCTTTTTGTCCTCGGGAGAAATCTTATCCAGAGTAGCAAAAGATATCTTCACTGGTTCAGGTACGCCATACTGATACGCAACAGAAGTAATCAGATAGGCAGTTGTATCAAAACCTTTAATCCCATAGACGACCACCGTCATACCTGCTCTAATATTGTAGGCGCTACCAACATTTTGCTCATATTTGTCCCCCACCCAAATACTCGCCGAACCTTCAGACTCCTTGGGGCTATCCATTGACCTACGCATTTCAGGAACTTCGGTCAGAAAGAAATTCATTTTTTCGTCGTTTGGATATTTCAACGGTATGTAATAAAGTGGGCGAACTTCATCTTTACCACTAGCGGTCTTGAAAGTATACGCCTCGGTTTTCTCAACACCCCAACGACCAATGAGCCAATTAGGAGAACCGTAATACAGTGTAGGTACAGCAGTTTTTCCACCCTCGGGTATGGCATACATTACGAAGCACAGATACTGAATGTCCTTAGCAGAACGAACCAAAACATCGTAAACGGATTCCTTGTTTTTTTCTGTTTTCACTTTAATTGTTGTCGTTTTAATACCCGTCGGTTGCTGACCCATGAACCCTAGACCAAACTTTTTTGCAACTTTTTGCGCAAATTCGTAAGCAGTTGTAGATTTGAGCGCCTGCGGTTTTTTGTCCAATTTCATCCGCTGAATCGCTTCAGTCCTTAATTCCAATTTAATTTTAAAATGCTCACCTTCGCCGTTAGATATTTCATGACTAGCAATCATGTAACGCTCCGTCATTGTCCCATCAAAGAAATCAACAAGGTTGCCAACAGCAAAATAGTTGTTATTCCACATAGCCAATTTTTCGTCAACAAGTTCAACGGTAACCTGAGAAGCACCATCTACCGTATAACTAACACCAATGTTGGTGACGCTTTGGGCAATCTGAGCCCTAACAGATGCTTGGTCATTGCCAATAATTACTATCGTTTTATCAGAAATCATATTTTGTTGTTAACCAGTTTGCTTGCAAGGGTTGGGTCTGTCCTGCTTTAAATAATATTGAAGTTTCCCTTGGCTTTTAGACCAACATATGAATATATTGTTTTTCTGTGCGTCTATGTTTTCTTTCGCAAATCTAAGCGAGGTTTGTGATGCCGATATCCATGTTCCGGTGGTCTTGTCTTTTTTGCATTCTTTTTTATGATTATCGCGGTAAATCTTATCTTTGCATGTTTTTTTGGGACGGGTAAAGCCAAGCGGGGGAATCAGGGTCAGATTAATATTAGGGTTTCTGTTTTCCACCAAACTAATTTTCACATTAGCCATAGTAATTTTGTTGTCTTTATTACGCCGTGTAACCTCAACACTCATCTCCGTGATTGAGAAAAACAATCCTTGCAACTTTTCTGTACTCATATTCCTGAAACTGAAAGGAGAATTTGTAAAAATATCGTAGTTAAGTAACTGGAAAACTTTGTCACTACTTGAACCCATTCTCCTCAAAGCAAAAAGTTCATTATCTATACTCTGAATCAGACCGTCCCCCGGGTGGGCAATTAGGGCAGTAAAATCTACCGTCATCAAAGAATGAGATTTGAAAGCAACAATCGGCGTAGTTCCGGGTCTAGCGATCTGAACCATCTCGTCAGATAATTTCCCAATGTTCACTTCTCTTGGACTATAAGGGAAAACAAAATCCTCTTCAGTTGTGCTATCTGAAGAACGCATCCTCAAGATAAGTGGCAATGCGCCGGGGATCGCAGATTGCATCCTGTCTGCTTCTGGTGTGGGGTCTTTGAGACGCACCCAAACTGTCACCGAGGTAGCCATTACGAGTTCACCGTCACAGGACCACGCTCTTGTTGTTCGCGAACAGCCTTAGCAATAATACGCTCAATTTGATCAACTGTTTTCTGATCGGTCAAAACACCAGAAATGTTCGTAGTGATCTCGTTATTGTTGGTGATAGGTTGCGTTGCTGGTGGGACGACTGCTGCAGTTCCGCCATAAGCACCAGCCCATCGGCGGGCTTCAGCGTCAAGTACGGGATTCATCGCCCCAGTGCTAGTACCAGTGTTTATAACTTGTGAAACTTTATTTTGAGCAAAAACATCATTCGTTTCCTGTGAAGCATTTATCAAGTTGCTCAAGAAATCAGGATTATCCTCAAGTTGACTAGCGAGATATTTCCTAAGTTTTATAGGATCAAGTTGGGTTGGATCCTCGCCTTTTCCTGTTTTACCAAGCCCACCTCCAGCGTTCAAGAGCGCGTCATAACCTGACAGTTGTGAAGCCACTTGATCCATGTCAATGTTTTTCAACATATTCACGCCACCAAAACCTGCACCCGATGCCTGATCTCGCATGAATTGTTTCTGGCTATCAGTAAGACCTTTCAATTCACCTTCCGTCAGGTCAAATTCAATTTGCCTTCCAGCACTCGTCAACCCTTCAATATCGCCATATGATGCAACGCTAAAGTCGCGCAGATTCTTCAGGTAGGCGTTCATATTGTCTGTATTCGCACCGCCAGTAATAAGTTTGTTCAGGCTAGAGTCAACCAATTTTGAGGTTTCAGCGGCGGTTTCTTGTTGAGTGAAAAAGTCTCTTGACGCCCCAACAGCACTAGCGCCAATGTTTGCCCAAGCGGCTTTCATCAACCTTGCTTGCTCTGCCGTATCTGCGCCCAAGATCTTGACGGTGTCACGCAAAGTCAGCAACTCGTCTTCTATGTTGATGCCTTTTGCTTTTGCCGCTGCGTTTAGTTGTTCTGCTCCTACACCAAACGCTTTCTGTGCAAGAGCGGCGTTACCTGTGTAGTTATTAATTTTTGTGTTTAATGCTTCAAACTCTTTATCATATTTTGCTACAGCCTTAGCAGCGTAGGCTGGGTCGGCGTTGGTGGCGACGAGTTTATTTCTGTCAGCAAGTGCTTTATCTCGGGCTTTTAACAGGTCGTCAACGTTTCCGCCTTCCATAGCCTCAGCAACAGTTGACGCATAACCTTCAGTGAGTTCTTTCGCCGCTTTTCTAGTTTCTTTGCGTTGCTTTCCTGCCTTCATATATCCAGTAACACCGCCAATAGCCGCTCCTAGTGCCGCGCCAATACCCGCACCAATGAGTGGAATTGGAATAAAGTTTCCAATTACCGCGCCTATTGCCGCACCAGAAGCAGCCCCAGCCAAAGCCGATGTTCCTCTTGATTTAACGGAATCGTCATTGAACTTTCCACCGATATAGGAACCCGCAGCATACGAACCAGCAGCAATAGCAGCGACGCCTGCAAGGGTTGCCGCACCAGCAGTTGAAGCACCCATGGTCGTTGACTTACTGCCAAGTTTCGCCAAACCATCCTGCCCCAACATCATGTACCCGGCTCCGCCAATCTGTGCAGCATTCCCTATGGCTTTAAGCCCAGTTCCACCAGCAGAGTCATAATCACCCTTTGATGACAGGTAACTTCCACCCATCATCAATCCAGCAGTAGTGAGCATCGCACCTGCGCCGCCCATGTGACCGCTTATAGCCTGACCCGCTCTAGCGAATCGCCCCTGCTGTCTTATTGGTCCGCCAGTAGGAGTTGGGTACAACGGCGGTCTTCCACCTGTGCCCATTCCACCGTTCACATTAACCACGCCAGCCTGCATGTTTATTGTTCGGTTTTTATCCATATTTTTGCCAAACATGGTACCAAAAACTTTGAAAAACCTTGTTGCAAGAGTAAACAATGAATACAGAGCGGCGACGTTAACGAGCGCTCCAGCCAACTTGCCCAAAGGACCTAACTTCTGAAATGCACCACTAATTTTTAAAGCCGCATTACCAAAAGCAGTTAAACCCCTAAAGAATAATTCAACCATTTTGAAAATCAGTTGGAAAACTGGCATCGCGCCCATAAACAACCTGCGGACAGTATCACCATATTTACCCATAGCGGTAAGCGTTTTAGAGATCTGTATTGCAAAACTAGTAATGCTGTCTTTGTTTGATTCAATCACTTCAGCAAGATCTGTCATGCTTCTTGTAAAGTTTTGCCCCAACGCAGAAAACATAGGTTTGAAGAAATATTCGTTGATTAACTCGCCAGCCTCACGAAACTGCCTCATCCAATCCTGCATCCCATCAAAAACATCTCTTATGCTTGTGATGGTTTTATTGAAGAACTGAAAAATATTTGGTGTAGCACCAAGATATTTCGTCATCAAAACAATTAACTGGTTTGTTCCTTTTTCTACTTTGTCAAGGAACCCACCCATTTTCCCTTCCGTATCAAAACTTTTCATCACATAACCAAGACGAACAATAAAAGTTTCAATAATTCCTTGTAGACGAGTTATCGTTGTACCAGTTTCTCCCAAATACTGTCCACCAAGGTCAGTCAACAAACTCTTAATTGAACTAACAGCACCCTTGAAACGACCCATAACCGTATTGTTAATGGCATCCAACATTCCGGCATATTTAGTAGCAAAAGTTTCACCAAGGTTTCCTTCTGCGGCTGCCTTCATAAACTCGTCGCTAGTTTTAATGCCAAGTGCACCAGCCTCTTTGACAATCTTTTCAAAATCAGGACCTAGTTCTTTGGCTATTGAAGCACCTCCAGCAAGAGAACCTTTCTTCTGCACTGCTGCCAAGAACTCGGCAAGTTTGCCAGATCCTTTTTCAATATCTCCACCGCTACCCACAACGATATTCATCAATCCTTCAAACGCCGCTGTTGTTTCACCAGTAACAGGTTTAACTTTGCTCAAGGTTGAAAAAGCGCTCTGCAAGCCCTTCGCACCAACAACAGCGAGTTTTGTGTTATCAGTGAACATTGACATTGCCTCGCCAGCGGCAATCATCCTGTCGCTAGTACTACCGTTTCCTTCAAAATATGCAGCAGAGTTCTGTACGGCGGCATATTCTTTTTGCGCAGCCAAGAACGTTGTTAAGGCAACAAACCCGACGGCTACCGCTGACGCCAATGACGCCATTGCCGCTTTGTACATGTTTATGAAATAGGTTCCTGCTTTGAAAGCCAAAGCAATTCCACCTAAAGCAGCCATCATGGCGGGAAGAGCAATAGCAGACAACTTATTAACTAAGCCCAACAATTTCCCGTAAGCGGCGATTCCTTTACCCATGTCTCCACGGAAGTCAAAAACTTGACCACCAAAACCGTCGTAACGACCTTTTCTCGGTCTACTACTTCCGCCACCGCGACGACCTCCGCGACCTCCGTCGTCACCGCCACCTCCTGAACCACCGCCCGAACCACCGCCACCACCACCCGAACCGCCGCGATCACGCTCACGGTTATACCGTCTCTGTGCGTTGGTTAATCTGTCAAGTGCTTCACGGGTAGCCTCAATGGTAGCAATGTCAGAGTTGACCTCTATATCAATTACTACGCGTTCGGCTGGCATACATCCATCTCCGTATTAGGGTTATGAATATGAGCGCTCCAGCAAATTAGCGGGATTGTCTCCGCTGTTCTGCTTCCTGTTTTTCTCTATCCGTCTGTATAACTTTAGCACACGCTAGGCGTATGATCCATTCTTCTGTGCTGCTATCAAGTAGTTCAATCGGATCTGTTTTAAAGAGGTCTCCAAGCCTTGCCGCTAAAGTTATGCGGTAATCGTCCGTTAACTCTCGGAAGACCTCTTCGTAGGGTCCAATGCATCCACATTGTCTCCATATCCTGCTGCTTCAATAATTGCTACAGCGGCTGATTCAACATGTGGTTCAAGACCAAAGAAAGCCAAAACACAATCAGGGTGTGGGCGATTCGTGTTTGTCATAGCCATAATTTCTGGTGAAGCAAACGTAAGTTCAATACCATTGTCATCAGTAACGATTTCATCGTTAACCAAAATACCCGTGGTAGTAGCGGCGATTAGGTTTGTTGAGAAACGCATAGTGTCCATGCCACCCTTGCGCTCTTCGCCAGCGTTCCTGCGCCACGACTTGAGTTGGTTTTGTGAGATGTTTGGTGAAACACGAATCATCACACCCGGTCGCTCCGGAATGGCAATGTGGACATCTCCACGGCGAACTTTATCTTGAACGAGTTTTTTCAAACTCTCCAAAACATTGCCTTCGCTCTTTGGGTCGTCTGTTGTACTACGAGCAGATACCGTTGAATTATCTCGGTAAGAGTCGTCTGAACTGAATTGAATGTTGGTCATAGGCGAAACACTAACATGCCTAAAGCCCCAAAAATGCAACCCCTAAATCAGGAGTATCAGGCGACTGGTGCGTTACCAACAGAGACAGTAGCAACACTGAAAGTCAGTGTGAATGTCGCTGGTGTACCCGAGGTTGCATCGCCGTCTGGCTCAGTCAAACCTACAAGCAAAGCCTTCGTGTACTGGCGGTCAGAGCCCGGTACAGCAATATCGCAGTCAAAAACATGGACATCAATGTCGTAGCGAACGCGACCAACAACTTGGCGCAATTGCTGAATCTTTGACATGAAAGCCTGATCAGTTGACACATAGCCAGTGAGGGTGATGTCGCCAATTTCCATTGGTGCACAAAGGGTCTCGGAGAACAAGTCGCCACCGTGGTAAACCTTCTCTACAGAAGCGGTGATTTCTCCGCCAGCAATCTGTGTGAAGTAGTCAGGGAAAGTCGGCAGACCAACAGTACCTTCCGATGGCGTGATCTTGCCAACGATTTGGCGCTGTGTAGCGAGATTCTTAAACAATGTTGGACGAGCCATTTATTCCTCCGTTATGCCAAAGCAGTTGTTAGATTTGACTTGATGAGATCTACTTCAATCTTGTCACCGATACTTGAGACGCGAACACCCAGTCGTGCTGAAACTGTTCCGTTTTCAAGAGCAGTCAACGGGTTGATGGAAGCATCGCACTTGATCGTGTAACCGTAGTCAATACGGCGACCGTCTGTTGCGAAACCTTCATAGAAGCCACCGTTGATGCGGATTGGTTCAACAACTGATTGGATTGAGTTGATGATGTTTGCGAAAAGCGTGCTACGACCGTCAATGGTTGAGAATACAAGATCCTCAAGACGGTTGTTTGCTTGCGTAACGATGTAGTTGATTGTGTCTCGTGCGGTAATGAAACGCCACTGTGTGGTGTTTGTAGAGTGCGAGCGTGCACCGTAGATGCGGACACGACCGTTAATCAAACGCAATGGGTTCACATACGAAGCGTCCATCAGATCTGCTTCTGCGCGACTCACTGGAAGTGCAAGACCTGTAACGAACGTTGCTTCAGAAGCAACACCTGCATAAGCCTTCCAAGCACCAACAGCGTTGTGTGTCTTTGAACG